TTCCTTGATTCTGCAATGTCGCTCCTGCTATTGTTCTTCTTTCTTTATGTTCGTCTTTGAGATAGTAAGTAACTAAATCAAATAATCCTAATTTCAAGTCTGCTGGTGTAGAGGCGTATCCTGCTTTGTACTCTATTTGCACACTTCCAACACCACTTGCCCAATATATTTCACCACCCGATTTATTTGTTCTAATAATCGAGTCGCTGGCTGTATCTACGTAATATTCATAATCACTTGTAGATAGAGTCTCGTAACTTTGTGAATACTGTGTTCTTTCTTTTACAGATTCTACAGATACGAGTGGGCTCTCACTTGTAATAACAGTTGTTGTATATTTATCCTTGATTGTAAAAGTTTCAGTTTTAGCTGAAGAGAAGTAATCAATAAATGATGTACCGCAATACTTTTTTGCAAGGTCACTAACTTGTGGAACTATAATATCAAGACGCTGGTCTTCTTTCTGACCCGTCATGCCTTCTGCATTTTTATATTCCTGTACTGTTATTAAGTCTGCCATAATTAAAAAGTGGGAATGTTAGGTACATTCCCGAAAACCTTATTGAGCTAATATTAGCTAGCTTTGTACATCCAAGCCCATTTAGAAGTTGCACCATCAATTAAGTCAGTGAATCCTAATCTCTGAGAAGCCACTAAGACTCTTCTTTGATTAATTACTTCATAGTCAGATTCTACTGTTACGCCTCTTAATCTTGGCATTACGTAGTTTCTTGGATTAACAGCAACAGCTGCGAACTTAGATACTGCTGGTGTAGCGAATTCATCACAAAGAAGAACTCTTGAACCGAACACTTGTCCGATTTCACCAGATAACTTAGTTGCCATGTCGCCAACTAGGTTAGCGTCTTGGAACTCTGTATCTTCTAATAGTTCGTAGTATGATCTTTGTGAAACAATATACACTACTTCACTTGGGTTCACACCATATTTACCCATGTTCTTTCTCATTTCAAGTAAGTCAGTTGCTACAATTTTATCAGTTGCAAAAGCAGTTGCTGATTGTGTGTAGTCACTGTCATTTCTTGCTAAGTGTAGTAAACCTTCGAAAGAAGCTCCGCCAGTGCCAAATACACCGTCAGCGTCATCACCAGCTAGGATTGAGTTTTCAATTGCTCTAGCGTGTGATCTTACCATTGATTCTCTAATTAAAGGAAGAATCGGTAAGATTGCATCTTCTTCAGTTTCATTACCTAGGAATGATTGAGAGATAAGTTTTTTAGTTGAAAGAGTTCTTTCAGCCATAGATACCCCAGCATCGTCACCATAAGTAGCAGACCTCATATCTAAGTTGTCGTTTGCTACAGCAGACCCTGAAGTAAATTCAGCGTAACCACTATCTGGTAAGATTGGGATAATCATGTTTGCAGAAGTCATTGGTACTTCTCTAAATAGAGGAGCTAAGACTAATTCATTTTGAATATCTCTTTCAATGTTAGTTGAAACGATTTGCTCGAAATCAGCTGATGAAACTTGAACACCTGAATGAGTGTTAACTTTTTCCATCACATTTTTAGCAACTTCACTGTCCCATCCTTTACCAGTAGCTAAACCAGCAAATTTTGCGTCAACGATATCTTGCTCAAAAGTTTTCTTCCAATCGCCTTGACCGTTTCTGTCTGAGAAATGTCTTTTTGACTCTCTCATTTTTACGATTTCTTCTGATTTCTCAGCTAGTTGAGATTCGAGTCCTTTAACAACTTGCTCTAAGTTAGAGTAGTCTTCTTTAACTCTAGACTCAACATCATTCATGAGCTTTTCAGCTCCTGTTAGTCCAGCTTCAACTATAGTTTTAGTTTTTTCCTGATCTGCTTCTTCAGCAGCTTTTTGAACTTCCGCTTCGTCAGTTGCTTTTTGAGCAGCTTCTTCTGCAGCCTTCTGTTCAGCAGCTTTTTGTTCAGCTTGTTTCATTGCAATTTCAGCAGCTGTATCAGCAGCTACTTGCTTTGCGAATGCCTCAAGATTGAACTCTGAGTTGCTTTCAGGAGATTTATTTTCTTTTGACATATTTGTCTCCATGTTGTGGGATTCCTCCCTTCCTGGCTGCTCAACATTAACAGCGTCTGCTGATTCTGCTGGGTTAGCCTTATAAAAAGTTTGCTTGTACTTGTTGTATTCTTCCATACTATCAAATGATTTGCTTAAACCAAAGGTTGCCCCTTGATTGCAAGGCACTGATACTACAGAAACTTCAAAAAGCTCCGCGTCCTTTATCTTATATCCGTCAGTTTCAGTCATATAATCAGCATCCTTGACTTTGAAACCAACAGAAAAAGCTCCAAGGACACCGTCTTTAATTAATTGAGTTACATCACCTGCAGCTTTAGATATCTTCGCAGATATCTCTAAACCGTTTTCTGTAACTTGTAAATCTTTTGCACGACCAATAGGTTTGTCGTAATTGTGATTAAACAAAATAATTGGATTGTTTTTAAAATTTTCTAATCCACCTTTTGTCCATGCATCACTTTCGATAATATCTCCAGCTCTATCAAGTCCATTAGTACTTGCAGAACCTTTAATATCAACGCCACCGTCTTCTGATTCACCGAGTGCTTTAAAAGTGCTAGTCCAATGATAAATCTTATTTGCCATCTTTCTTCTCCACTTTTTTCTTAGCAGGTGCTTTCTTTTCGACAGGTGCTTCTTTAACTTCTGGTGCAGCTACTTCTACAGGATATCTTTTTGATACCACGCTGAGTACTCTACTCCAAGAACCAAATGCTCTTCTTAATAAATAATCCTTAACAGGAACATCATTTCCTTTTGCTTTATAAGCAGGCAAATCCATAGGACCGCCTTCTGCTTTAAAGTAATCGGAAAGAGCTTTTACCATCATATCTTTTGTCATAATTATTCTTCCTCGCTTGGGGCAGCCTCTGAAGGTCTACCTCCTTGTTCCGGATTTGCCGCAGAACCCGCTATATTAGCAGGTATTCTTGGTTCATCAAATCCATCCACAGGGTCTTTGCCTAAGGCCTCTCTAGCTTCATTGGCACTTAATATGCCTGTGTTTACTAAAGTTGCGTAATAAGCTGCTTGGTCTCTTAACTCTGGTTGTAAAGCAGGAATACCTGTTACATCTTCAGATAGTGAAAAACCAAAAAATCTTTCTAGTGCGTATCCTACTTTTTTGACTATTGGTAAAACAGTTTCTAAGTAGTATAGTCTATGGTTAGGTCTTATGTTTGCGTTATTGCCTCCATCCATTAAAATTGGTGGTATTCCCATAGCTTCTAGAATAATTTTTTCATTTGCTTTTATGGACTCTGCAAAATCTAGTTCTTTAAAATTTATCTTTGTTAAAGCATCAACTTCTAACCCTCCGTCTAATATTAGAGGTCTTCTGCCTCCAGTATTAGGATTATATCTCATACTCCAGGCCTGCATCATTCTTTCTTTTACTTTTTCAGAAAGAGTATTTGGTGATTTTAAGACTAACCCTGGAACTGCTCCATTCTTAAAAAAGTTATCTTGAAAATTTCTCATGCTACCAAGTAGTTGCATAGTTCTGTAAGCTGGTTTTAGCCTTGGAACTCCCCTGTAAATTGAATTGAAACTATTTTCTTTTATGTGTATAATTTCATCAGGGCTGTAATCTATTGAGTTATCATATGAATATCTTTCTACATATGTTTTATCATCAGTATGGATTGTTACTTTATCTGCTGGTAAATGATAGAGATGAGCTCCATCAAAGTAAATAAAGATGTTTCCATCTATAAGTAAATCAATTATTAGATTTCTCTTAAAAGCACTAACATCTTGAAAAGGGTTAGGCTCAATATTTAGTAGTAAATTTACTTTTGACCTACGAATATTTTTAAGAACGCTAGTAGTACCTACAAGCTTTTCTCCTACTGCAAAGGGTATTTCAGAAACGTCATCAACAATCATATTGACTGCTCTATTAACGATTTCTAACTGTTCATAAGCATTTCTGTAGTTGGTAACTATTTCCCTTGAGTCAACAGTCATACCCTCATTTCGGGATATTACATATTGAGCAGGATTTAGTTTTTCCTCATCTACTACTGGAGTTCTGCCTAATAATCTGTCATACCATGCCATATTTGTCTCTCTGCTTCTCGACCCATCTTTTTTGTTTCTCTGCGTGTATCAACTTGGGTCGTTTTCCATAAATTGAATGTAATTTCATATGGTGACTGTGGCAGAGTGTTACAGTATCCTCGTAAAGTTCTTTGTAGTGTTCATCAATAAAGGCTTGTCGAATCTCTAGTATTTCTTGCTCGTTTTCAATAATTAATTTTTTCTTTTTTATCCAAGTTTCTAGTAGTTCTGTAAGCCCGTGATAGTGATGAAAATCTAACTGTTCGGTACTTCCACAGATATAACAATCGCTTGATTTTTTATATTGTGATTTCGCTTTATCTCGTACGTATTTAACTAAATCTCTTTTGAAATTCATATTTCTACTCTTAATTAGAATTATACCAAAAACATACAGCAAATGTCAAGAACTGTTTTTTG